TCCGCCATGCCATTCCAATCCTCAGATGCTCTCGATGACCAGATGCTTCTGGATGGAAGCACTGGGTTTTCAACCGGCGTAATTTCAGCCACTCGTCCTGATGGCATCCCTGCGACCAGCATGGAATCGGCCATCAACATGGACTATGACGATTTCGGGAACATCGTCACCCGTCTCGGAACCGTTTCACTGGCCGGCAACAGCATCACGGCCAACTGGGAGGACATCCTCACGAACTGGGAGTCAACGACTTCCAATTTCGGAAGCAATCTCCCAATCAATGCCACGGTATTGTCCGGTTTCTACTTCGATACAGCCGCATCCGAACGTCTCGTCATCGCCGTTAATGACAATAGCACCTCCACCAAGAGCCTCTACTTCGGGTCACCTGGCGTTTCCTACAACCTGATTTCAGGATCAACGCTCAACGCTTCCGCTTCCTACGTCTATTTTGCTCAATTAAATGACAAATTGTTTTATTCGGACGGTTTAGGAACGCTAAAATACGTCTCCAGCGCGAATCTCAACAGCTCCACCGTAGCTGGAAAGATCAGCCGCATCGACGTTATTAATCAGGGAACAAACCATTCATCCATTCCAACGATAACCGTCGCTGCCCCTCCCAGCGGCATCACGGCTACGGCCACTGCGGTTGTTGCCAGCGATGGTAATCTTGTTTTCATAACAATCACTGATCCTGGCAGCGGCTATACGACTGCTCCAGCGATTACTATTTCTCCAGCCAACTCGTCTCACGCGGTAGCCTTTGTCTCGCTCACGCCTCCTGCCAAGCCGATCTTCCTAACCACTCACACCAATCGGTTGTTCGCAGTTTCCGCGGATACCTCGATCCAGCCCGATACCCTCTACTTCTCGGATATCCTCGATGGCGAATCCTGGGATCCTCTCGGCTCCATCCGAATCGGTGGCGATGGCGACCCCATCAAGGGACTCTACTCTTGGTTCGGCTATCAACTCATCGTCTTCAAGGAACGCTCTATTTGGAGCGTAAATGCCGATCCTACGCAGGATGCTGCCGATTGGACCATATCACTCATCAGTGGTAATATCGGCTGCTCATCGCACCGCTCAATCGCCGCGGTTGGCCCCGATGTATTCTTCTTCTCCCGTGACGGCGTCCGCTCCCTCCAGCAGATCCAAGCCGGTACCCAAACAAGCGTAGGTCTCGCGCTCTCTAGCCCGATCAATGACCTCATCAGCAGGATCAACAAGACTAAGCTCGATCTCTGCGACGGTGTATTCTGGAACAACCGCTATCTATTGGCCGTTCCGTTCGTTACCGAGGAACCAGCGATCCTTGGGATCGAAAGCGAGTACGCGCTACTGACCGAGAACAGCGTCGAGATCGCGCTCGAAGGTGCGCTCAACGAGAACAACGCGGTCATCGTCTACCATTCACTGGCCCGCTCATGGCTTGGATACTGGGACAACTGGATCGTTAACGACTTCATCCCAACCTCGTTCTCAACATTTGGACCCGTCCTCATGTTTGCCGGCGACATCGTCTCTGTGTCAGCGGGAGCAGGCCAGGTCTGGTCATTCAACGATTACCTCCCGAACAGCCGTCTGGATCCCGTCTCAAGCTCCGCATACACCGATGGCGGTGCGGATTATCAATCCACGGTGATTACCAAGGCTTACAACCTCAGTGAGCCTATCCCCGACAAGATCGGGTACAGCGTTCAGTTCGCCTTCGATAATCCGTACACCACCGCGACCACGACCGCCGCAGTGTCGTTGGCCAAGGATATGTCGGACACGTTCGTAACGCTCGATTCCGCGCTGGCGATTACATCAAGCCAGAAGTTCCTGAAGGCTTACAACCTGATCAGCCAAGGTCGCTGGAATACTTTGCAATTCAAGGTAACCGCAGACGCTGGTCGCTTGTCTCTGCAATCCACCATTCTCTCTGGCTTCGTAGACTCGGTGCGCCCCCAACAATGAACGCACACCCCACAAACATTGAAGCGGCCAAGCTACTGCGAGAGAACTGGTCAAGTTTTTCCAATTGGACTGACGATCAGATTCTTAATTGGATTGGAATATTTAATGCCAGGAAACAGTTTTGGGTTGTTAAGAATGATGAAGGTAAATGTGTTGGGGTAGCAGCGGTTAGATTCTTAAATTGCATAGAGCAGTCTGAAGACTTACACAGCAACCATCCAGATGGTCATATTGCGTGGGTTGAGCTTGTTATTGGAACAGAACGGTATGCTGTGCAAACCCTATGGTTAGCTATGATGACGCATTGTTCTAAAAATGTCACTAAGCTAGGAGGGTTAAGCAACAACATTCCGCGGTTGTATGATTTCAAAAGGTATTTCAAACTGTTGATGAACGAAAGGATTACTTATGGGCAAAAAATATAATGCGCCTGATTTAGGGGCTGCTAATAGAGAGGCTATAGAAGCAGCCGCTGAAACTTTTCCAAAGCTGCGGGCATTGGATGCAGCCGCTAGGCTTGGAACAAAAATTACATACGAAGGTAAGACGTATGATTTTAGCGGTGAGCAAAAAGATGCTCAGGGAAATCCACTGAAAGATGCTAATGGGAACATAATCTACAAGCCCATTGGGGATATTCAGATAGGTGAAGCAGTTGCTAGGGCCGCTGCTGCCATTGCGCCTGAGCTTACACAAAATCAACTTGATCTTGCAAATAAGTATGGAACCCAGTTTGCTCAACAGCGTAGAAACGAGCTGGAGGCTCTTGATCCTGAAAAGTTTGGACTCTACAAGCAGTTCATCAGCGATGTTGGTGGAGATGCCGCGGCCCCTGATACGCGGATAGACTCGCCCACCTATGAGAGGGTTGGAATTCCCGGTGCCCAAAAGGATACCGGTGCTTCTCAATTGATCCGTAGCGAGCTTGAGCGTCAGATCCAGCAGGGTCTTTCTCAGGTTGGCACCCTAGATCCAAGCATGGAGCGACGGGTTCAGCAGGCCGCTCGCGCTCGCGGTAGTTCTATTAACAATCTTCTTGGCAATCCTTCGGCTATTCGTGAGTCGCTCGCAATTCAAGATGCTCTTGGAAACGCCAACTCTCAACGCTGGAACGCTGCAATGGGATTGCTTCAGAGCGGTCAAAGCACAAGCGATACCGCTAATCGAAACGCACAGGAAGCCTTCCAGAACATACTCGCAGCTACCGGCCAGCGGAACACCGCGGCGCAACAGAGCTTTGCAGGCCAACTCACTTCTCAACAGCAGATGTTGTCTGGTCGCCAGCAGAACATCGCGAACGTACAATCCGCCCTAGGACTCCAGCCGATTGTTGGGCAAGCAGCCCAGCTTGGTGGTCTTCAACAAGGTGCCTCTCCGTTTGCCACTCCTCAGTATACTCAGGGAATGCAGATGGGTTCTCCTGCGGATTTTCTAAAAACAGGCGGAAACTTCGCGCTGACCAACGCTAAGAACGAGTACGAGTCCGATCAAGCCAACTCCTTCATGAACCAGTTCCAGGGTTATGCCAGAGGAATTGGTAACCTTGGATCATCCTACGCTGGCTTTGGACTTGCCGGATGCTTTGTCGCTCGCGAGTGTATCCCCGATCAGTGGGAGGCGTTCTACTTCTGGAAGGAACTCGTTGGACCGAAGTGGTTCAAGAGCTTCTACGACAGCAATGCCGAGAAGTTCGCGAAGTGGCTCAAGGACAAGCCGAAGGTCAAGAAGCTTGTGGCCAACTGGATGATAACTCGGATCAACAGCATAATCCCCAAAAACTGATATATGCCTGACGCAATCGATAATCTGGTTCAAGACATCAATCAGGCCAATCCTTCCGGAAATCAAGGGAAGATGTATTTGGTTGGTGATCAATATTTACCGTTTGGAGCATTAGTGCCTAATATGGCCGGTGTTCGCGTTGGTGATAAATATGTTAATGATATAGGAGACAGTTGGAACTGGGATGCAAACGATTATGATTATGCCCCATCAACTTTAGGAACCGGCGGAGAGATGGATTACAACGTCCGTGATCAACCTGTTGAGCGAATCAATGATGGGAATACGGATGAGAAGGATGCGTTTGTAAGAACAGGAATTGGGACCACGTTGGATCCGAAGACTGAAGACTTTTATGGAGTTAAAGGTCTGGTTTCACCTGGGGATCTCGGTGGCACAATCGGAGTGGTTGACGCAAACCCTGCTGACTTTGCTGGCCAAACACCTTCGTCGCTTCCTGAAGAATTTATTACTCGCGGAGAAACAGTTAAAATACCGGGAAGAGGGCTTCCTGATTATATACCTATTGGACAAATGGAGAATGGGGATGTTCTCTATGCAGACAGGAACAATCTTAGGGATACGATCATACGGCCAAGTGCATATTCAATATCTCAAGAGGATTTGGATAAAGGAATCGTACCTCAAAAGTTCAATTTTGGAATCAATACTGAGCTTGCTCCTTCTCAGAAAATACCAACCTCTGTAGGTGCATATGAAGGAGTAGGCGCAGTTCAACCGACAACTACTAGCGAAGGTGGGTTTGAAAACACCGGAGGTAAAATAACGGCTGGTCCTGGTGGTGTAACGGTTGGCCCTGGTGGAACTATTAATGTTACTCCTGATTGGAAACCTGGAGATAAACCAAAGCCAAAAGTTGAAAACGATATAGATGGTGATGGTATTCCAGATGAATGGAAAATATTTACTGGAGGTAAAGGCAAAGATGACGGATTGTCAGATTACCGTGATCCAAAAACTGGAGACCTGTTTCCTACTGATCAAGAGGGTTATAAATGGAATTATACAACAAAACAATTTGATTGTGTAGGCGGCAGGTGTTCAGAAAAGAATCCAGTCAAAGACACTGGAACCACTCCCGCTCCTCCTGCCGGCGGTGGAACAGGTACAACTCCTACTCCCGGTGGAGGAACCACTCCTACTCCCGGCGGCGGAGTTCGACCCGGCACGGGCACGGGCACGGGCACCTACACCGGAACCCCCCTTCCCCCCAGGGAGCCAGTCACTCCGCTCGTAAGGCGCGAAACCGTCATCCCCACCAAGGGAACCAAGGAAGTCCCGCTTCCCGATCGTCAGGCCGATCCTTTTGCCCAGATCTACGCGGACTTGCTGGCCAACGCCCAACAACAAGAGGATAGGTACAGGTACATCAACTACGATCCCGATCAGATCATGAATGCCGCCATGAGCGGGTTCAGGAGACGGGGTGCTATGCGTTCGTTGCAGGGTTACTAAATAATATCTTATGGCTAC